GCAATGCACGTCGTACATTACAGGAGCAGCCTTGAACAACAGGTTCTGGAATCCAGCATCTGCGGTCTTGGTGTCGGTGTAACGTAGGTTTGGCTGAAGCAATGCTTCGTACTTCTCAAACAAGGTCTGAGTTGTCAACAAGGTGTCTGGGTGGTCATTACCAACCGAAACGCTGTTGTAAGCGGTTGACATTTGTGCAAGTGTCAAAGCAGTTGCGGTGTTCTCTTCGTACGACTTCCACCATGTGTAAGTGTTCGAGTCAATTCCACCAGCGGTATTACCAGATTCAACCAAGTTTCCAAGACCGTTCCAGTCTTTTCCGCTGTTGCCAGTTCCGTCAGCAAAGAACATCTGGTTGAAGGATTCACGCATTGACTCTTCTGCCTGCATAATCTTGGCTTCGAGCAAGTTGATGATTTCTTGTTCACCGTTGTTCTTGGCTTCTTCAATACCGCTGATTGCAATAGATGCAGCGTACTGCTTCCAGTCGTATTCAGCAGCTGAGATGCCTTCTTGTGGGGTCAAAGCAAGCGAATCGTAACCGCTGTATGAAGCAACAGTTGAGTTCTTGCCGTAGATGAGTGGTTCAACAATCTTTGTTCCACCGTTAAGCATGCGAATGCGGCCCTTGTCCATCAACTGGTAGGTCAAAGGACGTGCGGTGAACACGTTGTCTGTTAGTTGCGAACGGTAGTTCGCAAGTGTGGTTGAGAGCAACTGGTCAAAGTTGCTATTGGCTGATGCCATGATATTTTCTCCTTGGGGTTAAACGCTAAACGTTATGTTGCCGTTTTGCGGCTTCAAATGCGTCTCGCAATGATGTAATAGGTTTTGCTGATACATCGGCACTGACAGATGATGTTCCACTGCTTACAACACCAGAACTCCGTTTGGCTTGTGTAAGTTGCTCAGTCTCCTGAGCTTTCTTAGCACGTAATCCACGAACGACTTGTGCGTCTTCGTAAATACTGTCAAACTTCATCTGCTTGTAAACCGCTTCCAAATCTGTTGAACCAATGGCCAAAGCCTTTGATACAACTTCGTTTGCATCAAAATCAGAACCATATCGGCTCTGCAACGTCGCAACAGTCCTGTCCAACTCTTCCATCGCTTTTTGTTGTTCAAAAGCTTGGACTCGTTGTTCCAACTGTCGGTACTGCTTTTCAATCGGGTCTAATAGAAGTTCCTCTTCTTCCGAAAGGGTTGACTCGTTTAGTCCGTAATGCTTACTCAGTAGTTCCAAAGTCTCTTTTGGATTGCTTTGCAAGGCTTCCTGCAAGGCTGTACCAAATTGAACTTGACGTCGTTGCTCACTAAGTTCCTGTGTCTTGCGGGTGTAATCCGCCTGACGCTGGTACCCAGAAAGCGCCTCTTTGAGTGGAACTTTTATTTCTTCACCATTGACCTGAACGGAAACATATTTGTCACCGTACTCGTCAACAGGAAGCAGTTGAATTTCCGCTTCGCTAAGGTTTTCAACTACATCTACAACTTCCTGCGGTTGTCCCTCTAAAGGGGCCGATTCAGTCTCGACTTCATTGCCAGTTATTTCGCTCATTGCTTTGAGTCCTCCAAGGGTTGCTCTATATGTAGGGATTTATCGTTACATGCCTGGTGACATACCTGGCGGCATTCCACCTTGCATTCCTCCACCTTGCATGAGTTGCATTAACAACTCAGGCGGAAGTTGTGCAAGTTCAGGAGGTAATCCTGGTGGTGGTCCACCCATCGGTGGCCCCCCTTGCATCATTGCTTCTGGTGGAAGACCTTGTGGTGGCATGCCTTGTGGTGGCATTTGCTCCATCGGCGGAGCAGGTGGCTCAGGCGCTGGAGCAGGTTCAGGGGTAGCAATAAACATTGATGGTTGCTTTACACCAAAACCGTATTGCAAAACGTATTCTGCCAATTTCTGGATATTAATAATTCCACTCTGAATAAACGGAGCCATTGCATCCATAATCTGCATTGCAGATTGACGACGAAAAGATTCGTTTGTTGGTTGAGTAGAACCACCTTCTACCTCAAAATCAAATTCACCCTGAATGTAGTCACGGTCAAAGCGAACCCAGGCTCGCTTTTCCCCTGCCCCAACAACACGAATTGCTTGTTCACCAGTCATGTACTGCTGTGCCAGCATTACCAATCTTCGACCACAATCTGCAATAGTACGCTCGATTGCTGCAAGCTTGTCTGATGCACGAGCATTTGCTGCGTCCTGAACAATTCCAGCCTCGGTTGCTGTTCGCCTAATTTCCGGCAAAGCACCACGCATGTATTCGGAAACACCAGATATCTGGTTGATATCGTTTGAAATCAATTCTGACTGGTTGTAAAACTCTGGTGGGCTAATAACTGCCGGCATTGGAACAACTGCGTTGCTCAATCCGTCTTCTGAGATAACAGGTACAAGTACGTTGTCTTCATCGGATTCTAGGGCTGCACGACCGTCTGCATCAAAAGAGGATTCACGGTAAAGCCACTTGCGTGAGAATCGCTTACGATGATTCATCATTTGTGTACGAGTTTGGTTCAATTCCATCTGCAATGGTTCAATTGCTTCTAATTCACCCATTGGGTAGAAATGGTCTGGAATGTCATAGTTTCGCAACATTACAAATGGATGACCAAATGCAAATGGAATCTTGGTTGGAGCAATCAAGAACTTGTCTCCACCGTCACAAAATACCGAAATAGTATCACGGTCAATGTCGTAGTATTCCCAGATTTCAACATACGAATCATCTGGGTTATCCCCACGTCGTGGTCGCAAACTTCCACGCCATTCGTCAACACTCCACTTTGAATAGTGTGATGGTGCTGCTTCATTGCGAGCAGCAGAGTTATAACGCTTGTCCTTCTTCACATCTTTCAAAGGGCGACGAATGCGTTGAGCAATCCAGCGAACATCAGACATTGATGTTGCATCTGCATCTACAAAAACGTCAAATGGTGAAATACGTTCAACAAATGGTCGGTCTTCTGTAATGATAAGTTCTGATTCCGTTATTGATTCAGCAGTAGCCATTTCGTCTGCAGTGTCATAATCTTCAACACCTTTTTCAACAAAACGATAACCAGTCTTCAACCATCCATGTCCGCAGATAAGCATGTCTTTTACTGAACGACGGAACTCACGTTGGCACTCAAAATGCCTCCACCAATAGTTCACAATCTCTTCTGTGATTACCGCTTTTGGTGCATCTTCAACATTCTTTGCATTAACAACAATTTTTGGATAGTTGACAGAAACGCTTGGTGCAATAACGTTAATTGTCGCAAAAGCCATGTTGACAAGCAAACGGTCTTCTGGCATTTGTGTCTTGTAGTGTTTGCCACGATACATGTCAACCATGCGACCCCAAAGGTCGTCATATCGTTCTTCACGACGCCAACGTCGTGATTGCTCTATCTTGCCACGGTATTTGGTAATGAGTTCCTGATTAGAAGTTCGTGCCATTAGTCTTCCTTCTTACCTTCATGCCAACCAATATGGTTGTCAAGCTTGCTAGCTATTTTGTCAACTTTTGTGCCAACCATGCGAAGAAGGATTTGTCCTTCCGCATGTTGGTTGGTGTTTTCTTTCCTAAGTTTTTGTAATACAACAACGAGCGGTCCTGAGATGATTGCGACCACAATTGGAACCCAGACCATCTCCATCTCAAACCCAACGACTGCCTACTGGCTCGGCAGTAATGCCGGCTTCTTTGGCTACACGAACTTGCTCATCTGCCCGTTCCTTTACTGTTGGGCCGTGAAAGTCTTCCTGTCCGTAAGTAAATCCAAGACGGACTGACTTAATATGGCACTTAAAGCAAATAGAGCCACGACGTGGCAATTCTGAGTCCATAAACACATTTAGACACTCTAAACATCGGAATTCTTTCATAACTATAGACATACTTCGTTACTCTCTGGAGTTAAATGCACCAATGTGCATTTCTTTTTCAACTTCTGGCTTCATTATGAATTTCTCCCACCAACCAAGGGTGTTCTTTACCGGAGATGCATCATGCCTGTATTCAGGCAACCAAACGTATTTCAACATCTGGTTGGTAATTGCTAAAGACATAACACGGTCATCATGGGGTGAACCGTGCATCTTACCGTTTGCTTCACGAACAAATGTTTTTAATTCTGCAATTGTACTGTGGTCGTAAAGCCAAAGTGCCTGGTCTCTTATCGAGGCATTAAGTTCGTCAATAGCCAATGGCTTGGAGACCGAAGTCGTTCTCCAACCCATCGTCTCGGTAATTGTTGGGTTTCTTTGACCAAGCTTCCTGGAACGATAAATGTTCTTGTACCCAGTTCTCTGCAAAGCCTTGATGGTCGTAAGACCATGGTTATTGGACTCAATCCCAATTAATGCATAATTATAAAAGAATCCAATTGCATGAAGTATTTCCTCTCCAAACAAGTCTGCGTCCACATGCCCGTGCCAGTGAGCAACTACTAACCCTGTGTTTGCAGAAATAACATGGGCTGATGAATAGTCACCATGGCCTAAGCCTTCTGCAACGTCAGCTCCAATAACATATATTTCCCCAATATCTGGGAACTCATATATAGATAAAGCCCCGCCATCATTGATAAATGTGTAGTTGTTCTTACCCATTTCATTCTTTAAGTAACCACGGTCTGGGTCAACTGGTTCAATTCCCCTAAGGGATTCAAGGTCAAACACGGGACGACCAGAACGGATAAAGGCTTCCTCAGCATTGTCCGGGTACTCCTGTGCTAACTGCCAGTCAGGAAGGTCACGCTTCTTAGCCTCGTACCAGTCTTCATCACGGTCTCCAGCAGACCACGGAAAGAACACACCAGTAAATCGGTTGTTGCCAGTTTGTGAACCAACCCACAGTTGATGAAAGATATTGCCTTCACCGTTGGCTGTGCTCAAACAAATAACACGACCACCAACGTCGGCAATAGGTTCAATAGATGCCCACGCTTCTTCAGCGTTGGGCAAGAACGCCATTTCGTCAATGATTACCCGATACACGGATTCACCACGAGCAGGGTCATTGCCGGATGGCAAAGACTCAATGGCAGAGTCATTAGCAAAAACCATTTTCAACTGGTTGTCTGAGAGTAGGTCTGGTCCACGTACACGCATCCACGCAGGCATCATCTTGTAGCCGTACTTGGTCTTCTGTAACAACTTAGATGCTTCACGTTCTGTACGTGAAAGCATGACCGTAAAACGGTCAGCCCAAAAGAATGTTTCCCAGAATGTAAATGCAGCAGCCAGAGTAGAGAACCCAATCTGTCGTGCCTTCAGAACAATGCTGTAGCGAGAGTCAATCCAAACTCTTACAGTTTCCTCTTGGGCTTCACGCAAGACAAACTTAATACGACCCCGCTCAGGGTGTCGAATCATCCAATGAGTTGCACAGAAGTGCGAAAATGCAGCCACCAATTCCTCGGTGGTTGCACCTTCACGACCTTTGCATTTCCTCCACTCCTTCTCATTGAGAAGGTCAGTGAGTTCCATTATGCCTTCTTAGCGGCTACTTTCTTTGCTGCAATCTTTTTAGGGGTTGCACCAAATGCTGCATTAATTTCATCTCTGGTAAGAACACCATCAATGCTTGCCTTTGCAAGTTGTTCTGCAACCTTGAAAATGGATACTGCGCCAGCAATAAGAGCCGACTTCCATACTTCTAGGTCTGGAGCAATAATGGCAGCACCAGTCACAACGCCGAGGGCGTTGGTGAGGAAAAGTGCAACAATTCTGCCTGCAATATCTTTTGCCTTATTCATTGTTCTCCTTGAACATTACGCCGAGTAAATGGATTATCACGGCTATTACGGTGATTCCCCAACCCAAAACCTTGGTCTGACCAGACAACGTAATAAGCACCATACCGGTACCTGCAAGTGTCCAAGTCAAAGCATGGATTTCAGATAGAAGTTTCTTCACGCTAATAGCCCAGTTCGTTACGGCTTGCGTGAAGACACAGCAATGGCTGTAGCACCAGCGGCTACGGCAATCAGGGTGCGACGGGTATCTACTGGCACAGTAGAGCCAAGTGGAACATAGTCGCCAAAGTCGTCAGAGAATATGTCAATGGTTTCTTCGAATGCCTGTCGCACCTCTAATGGTGCGGACTGGACAGCCTCTGTGACCGCAGTCTTTTCTTCTTCGCTTATTTCGGCCACATTCAAAGACTCAAAGATTTCAACCGCCTGCTGTGGGGTGACAACTGACAGCACCTCTGGGCTGGTCGCCAAAGCAACAGCCTGCTCTTGGGTGGGTGGTTCTTCCTGTTCCAGAATCTGGTCAACAACCTGCTCTACCTGTTCAGGAGTTAACTCCTCTAGGGCTTCCTGAAGTTCTTCCACAGTTGTGGCTTCAGCAATCAGGGCATCTACTTCTTCTTCAGCCAATGGCTCTAAATCTGGCTCTAAATCTGGCTCTAAATCTGGCTCT